AATCAGTTGTTAGTCACAAGGATACTGTAGAGCTTTACAGAGTTTATAATAGAATATTCAATAAAAACAATAAACCTTCATCTTGTTCTTCTTGTATTAGAACAGTAGTTATGAAGCTACAAAGAATTGTAGATGCTTACTAAGAAATCATTAATAAGAAATTCAAAACAAGTAAAGCAAGTTATTGATTTTACTGGTGTTCAAAACGGGAAGATTCATCCTTCTGATATTGATGCTGTATTAGAGTTTAATAATGATGCTCTTATTTTAATTGAGGTAAAAAGAAAATACAATAGGATTCCTACTGGTCAAAGATTATTATTAGAAAGGATAAATGATTCTTGGCATAATCAAGAGAAAGCTATTGTGCTTAAAGTAACGCATACTTTTAAAGATGATACAAAAGATATTCCTTTAGAAGAATGTTCTGTAGAGGTTTGTTACTATAAAGGAAAGTGGTCAGAAAGAACAGGTCCTTTGTTAGAAGTATTAAATAAATTAGGAGAATCATGGGATATCAAGAAGTTGTCTTTTTAGATTGGACATTAAATTGTTCTTATGATGTTAATATAAACTATATATACAATGAGTGATAGAAAAAAAATACCAGTTTATTCAGGAGTATTAAAGTATTTTCCTGATGCCATTATTGAAGTAGCTAGATGTAGTTATGCTGGAAACCATCAACATAATCCAGACAAGCCTTTACATTGGGACAGAAGTAAATCTGGAGATGAATTAGATGCACTTGCTAGACATTTACTTGAAGCAGGTACAATAGACTCAGATGGGATTCGCCATAGTGCAAAGGTCGCTTGGAGGGCACTCGCTAACCTACAGAAGGAGATTGAGAAAGACAACGAAATTTAACAAGTCTTTAACAACATTTAATTAACAAAAATGTATATTAGCTTAAAATATAAATTATGATAAAAACATTTGACAATAAAGAATGGCAAAGAGAAGACATCTTAAAAAGAATGTATGATGACGAGTTCTACTATGGTTATCTTGGTTCTAACGCACTTTCTTCCTCTTCAGCTAAGAAACTAATACAAAGTCCTAAAGCCTATCTTAAATCGCTTAAAATCAATTCTGATGCTCAACCCCTTAGAGATGGTAGACTTGTTCATCTTTCTGTATTAGAACCACAAAAGGTTAAAGACCTTACTATTATTGATGGCTCTAAAGCAACTAAAGCATTTAAACAAGCTGTACTTGAATTAGGTTCTGCTAATGTTTATACCAGAAGTGAATTTAATAATGCAAACTATATTGCTGAGTCAGTTCTTAAATGTAGTGAGGTTACGAATTTATTGAAAGGTGCTGAGTTTGAAGTTCCTGAAATATCCATGATAGATGGATTACCTTTTAGAGGTAAAGCAGATGTTTTAAATGGTAATGTAGTAATAGACCTTAAAACTACAGGAGATATAACTAGATTTAAATGGAGTGCTAAGAATTTTTCTTATGACTTACAAGCCGCTCTATATATGAAGATGTTTAATGCAGATGCTTTTATATTTGTTGTAGTAGACAAAGACACTAAAGATATAATGATATGTGATTGCTCAGATGAATTTATTAGAACTGGATTAAGAAAGCTTGATACCGCAATAGAACAGTATAAGTATTTCTTTCAAGATGAAGTTCCTAATCTGAACAATTATATAACGCATGAAACATTATAGTGGTAAAGAAATTAAAGACGAGTTCTTTAGCATCTCAATGTTTGATTTAGAAGAAGGAATGTCTATAGATGATTTAAGAGCATTATTAGATGACTATGCAAATAAAGAGTTATATTGGGAATGTGCAGGAATACAAAAAGCAATAGAGTATATGGGTTTTATGTTACTGACCCTAATGAGTGATAAATTAAATAATAAAGAAATAAACTTAGAATATGCCAATACCGAAAAAGAGACCACAAGAGAAAGAGGATGATTTTATAAGCAGATGTATGTCTGATGCTATTATGAACAAGGATTATCCTAAGAGAGACCAGCGATTAGCTGTATGTATTAATCAATTAAAAAAATAAACAATGGAACTGAATAAAACAATTCAAACAAAAGAGATTAGAGACTATGTAGAATCTTGTCTTAACTTAGAACTAGGTACAGTAACAAGAAGAAGAAATTATGTATATGCAAGAGCTATATACTTTAAGCTATGTAGAGAGCAAACTAGATTAAGTTTAGCAGATATAGCAAGTACAGTAAATATGGACCACGCTTCAGCTTTACACGCTATAAACAATGTATTCCCTTCTGCAATATTTTATGATAAATATTTAAAAGATATCTATGATGACTTTATGTTTTCTAATAAACACAAAAATGAAAACATATATGAAAATTATGCTAGACTGTTAAGAGAAAATGCAAACCTTAGAGTTGATATAGATTCTATAAATAAACAGGATGGATTAGAGAAAAGGTTTATAGATTTAATAAATAGAATACCCGAAAGCAAAAAAGATGATGTTTATGTAAAACTTGGTGCTATAGTAAACATTGTTAATCTTGCTCATGAAAGGGAGACTGTATAATTTAAAAGCTCAAAGTTGGTGCTTAGAAAAGGGTTATAAAATATATATAGTACCTCAAGACAATAAAGGTACTGTATGTAAAATAGGAATAGAGCTTGGTGTTAAAAAAGCAATAACAAAAGAGACTTATACTAAAAAAGAAGTTAGTGATGAAATATGGAAACTATATACAAAATTACATAATAAATGGCTAGAGCAAAACAAAACTCAGCATACATAAAACCGAATGATGGTAGAAAAAATAACGGCAGAAAGAAAGGTGATAAGTATGGACCAAAGAAAGAATTGATTAAATCATCTTCACAATTAACTCCAGCAAAGAAAGAGAGAATATCTATCTATGCACTTAATGCAATGAAGGATGTGTTTGGTAGTGAAGAAGAAGCTTGGAAAGCATTAGCAGAACAAGCTAAGGATTCTTTTGCACACATGAATTTACTATGGCAATATAGATACGGCAAACCTCAAGATGGTAGCGAAGGAAGTGCTAATAAGAAGTTAGATGTACCCGTAATTAATTTCTATGCTTCTACGAATCAAGTGGAGAAACTAGAAGACACAATAGATATAGAATCAGAAGAAGTTGATATGGATAAACTAAACGATGAATAATATAAAGCTTAATGACAGATACAGTTCTTTGTTTACTGCTGACAGTAGATACTTTGTTTGTACTGGAGGTAGGGGTTCTGGTAAATCATTTGGTGTAGCAGTCTTCTTGTTGTCATTGACTTATGAGCAAGGACATAAGGTTTTGTTTACTAGGTACACAATGATATCTGCACAGACATCGATTATCCCCGAGTTTATAGAGAAGATAGATTTAATGGGTGTCAATGAACACTTTAGGATAACTAAAGATGAAATCATAAATATGACCACAGGAAGCTCAATAATCTTTAAAGGTATCAGAACATCAAGTGGTAACCAAACTGCCGCCCTGAAGTCTCTAAATGGTGTTACAACCTTTGTTATTGATGAAGCAGAAGAGTTGACTGATGAATCTACTTTTGATAAGATTGATTTCTCTGTACGTTCATTAACTAAACAGAATAGATGTATACTTATATTAAATCCAACAACTAAAGAACATTGGATATATCAAAGATTCTTTCAGAACTCTGGAGTAAATTCTGGCTGGAATGGTTCTACAAATAAAACAACTTATATACACACAAGTTACAAAGACAACAAAGATAATTTATCTAGCTCATTCTTAGAACAGATATTTGAAATGAAACTAAAGAGACCAGACAAGTATGAGCATCAAATTCTTGGAGGTTGGTTATCTGCGGCAGAAGGTGCTATCTTTAAGAACTGGAGAGTAGGAGATTATATACAAACAGAGATTAGTTGTTATTGTCAAGACTTTGGATTTTCGGTAGACTTAACAACCCTTGTAAAAATATCAGTAGACAAAGCTTTAAGTAAGTTATATGTAAAGGAGATTTATGGTAAGGCAGGATTATCCACGACTGATATAGCTATGAAGAATAAAATGGAATGTGGAGTAGATTTAATTATATGTGATTCTTCTGAGCCACGTCTTATAAACGAGATTAAGCAGAAAGGAGATTTAAACATAAGACCTACAATAAAAAAGAAAGGTAGTATACTTTCTGGTATAGCTTTAATGCAAGACTATGAGATTGTAGTTGATAGGAAGTCTCATGGTATTGTAAGAGAATTAAATAACTATGTATGGCAAGAAAAGAATACTAAGCCAAACATTGGTTATGAACATTACATAGATGCTATTAG